TGCATTAATTATTCCGTAATCGGCTGCAGTACCGCTTTGTTCAAGCGCTGTAGGACTTGCACGCATTGTGGTTACAAAAGGAATATAAACATCAACTGAACTGCTGTTAATAGCTTGCCCTATACCGACCCTTACATCATTGCCTTCGTATGTTAATTTTTGGTAATACCTCTGACACCTAGCAAGCTCATCACCATAGCTCCGATGTTCAAAAGGGGTAGCCTTGGAACCTACTTCTAGCTGGACGCCAGTGATTTGCCAAGTGTTTCCAACAGTAGCCGCCAGGTTTGGAGAAGACGAAGAGACAACATTTGCTTTTGTTCTTGCCGCCCATGACCCCGGAGAGAACGTTCCAGAGGTAAAATCTGGGCCTGCCGCTTGATACATTTTAAGCGTCAGCCCTGCGGTGTTATCGTCATCAATAACACCTGCAGTGTCACCTGTAATTGTTACTGTTTTAGGTTCCCAGACGCCTGCACTAGAAATTTCATAGCTGAAAATATAATTCCTCAAACTATTGTCGTCTTGAAAAAATTCGGCGCTATATGTGCCGGGCAAGTTTGATTTGACCCAAAAACTTAAGGTCATTGATTTTGCAGAACTTGTTCCATAGTCTAGAAGCTGTAAGTCCTGACCTTCAAAGGTATATTGAAGAGCGCATTGCGCGCCAGCCGAAGGCGATGGTTGAGCTGTTGTTACTTCATACTTAAAACTTTTTGTGAAACCGCTTGGTGCATCAGTTGCTTGACTAACAGTATAAGTTCCTGCTGACTGTATAATATTTTCAAAACGATCACAAGCCCTATATGCAATATCGGTCGCTCCAGTAATAGATGTACCTCTTTGGCTCACTTTCATCGCCCCATTGATGATGAGTGATCTGTTACTTAGCGGACCAGCAGTAGGTAGCTGCTGACCGTCAATCGTGACGTGACCGTCAACATCAATAGACACACCGCCATCAGTTGTGGAGGTGTTCTCAATTCGGTTTACTTTGATTTTTGACACTTAGATTACCTCCTGTGAGACGTGATAGGCAAATTCACCATGCAATTCCTCAGCAGCTTTACTGTAGGCATCACCTGCCTCTTGAGCAGTAAAAAACTGACCCAAGAAGATGCGTTTTTTATCTTTCCTAATCAAGGCAAGGTATTTACCAGTTTTTTTAGACTTGTAAACACCCTTTGCTTCATTTCTCCAGTTTTTACGATTAGCTGCATTTTGAGAGCGACTGGCCAAGCGCAAATTGTCAATTGAATTGTTTGAGCGATTGCCGTCAATATGATCAATACCCTGCTCTGGCCACGTTCCAGTTGAAAAATACCAAACCAAGTGGTGGGTTGATATTGTTCTACGAGGATTTGTGCTAGTCCGACAAGCTGTGTATCCGTTTGATTTGAGACAGCAATAAACAGGATCTCCTTTCTTAATGCTACGTGATTTTCCATCACGCTTCCAGACAACAACCCCTTCTTTGTTTAGAGTCCATGCTTCATCCAACCATGCCATCATTTCATCGTTGGGCTTTTTGGGTGCGTAAGAGATGTCTGTGCTCATGATGCACCTCCGGGTTTAACAGGCCAAACAGGGTTGGCTGGATCAGTAGTGTTTGCAGGCAGATCCCGCAATGCTTGGCGGTAAGCAGCCATCTCAGTAGTCAGAGTGCTGTCAGACAACGCCAGGTAATCGGTTTCAGCGATTAGACGGTTACGCTTTTGGCGTAGTTCGTTCCAAGGTTGCTCCGCCTCAAGACGTGCAATCTCTGCTTGGATTTCTGCTTCTGTGGGTTGCGTGATGTCTGGGCTAAGCCATTTGACAGTATCGCCATAAACAACAAAAACAGCATTTGGGCATATAGCCCTAATTCCATCACCTTTGCTAATCACGCTGCTACCTCCATGACTAAAATTTGAGAAGAATCTCTAGTAGTAGCATTTGCGTTCACAATAAAAGTGGTAGTGGTGGTGTAATACTTATCACCTTGAATTTTGTAGGTAATAGAGCTTGTTGTTGAAGGAGTATCAAGTAAATGGTATGTCCAAGTACTCCTCATATATACGCTGGTGGCATTGCCCATGCCTATGCCCACACCAAGCCCACCACTTGCTCCAGTTTGCGGCAGATAAATTACAGTGCTATCTCTCAAAATTCTAAAACCAGCATAGATGGAACCAGCAGCACTAGCTCCTAGATTATAGGCAATAGAAGTAAGTAGAAAGATTTTACTTGATGCAGATGTAGGTGTAATTGACACTTCAAGTCCAGTATCAGTCCAATCCGTTGATGAAGTTAAATCTGTGGTTGTAGTAAGTTCAAAAGACTTTACCTGCAAGATATTCCCAGCACGCTCAAGGCGGTCAAGCGTGCCAGCAGCACCTGGGATGGTCAGGCTTACGTCTGACCCAATATTGTCGGGAACGTCCAGTTCAACCGAACCAGACGTTGCTCCGTTTAGTTTGATACTCATTCTGCGTCTCCAGGAAGTTCCTGTGCAGCGATCATTGCTTGATAATCAGCAACGACTTCATCAGTCCACAGTGCAGTAGCAACAGCCTGCATTTCAGCGCACTCGCCGGTCATGTCACTACCAGGCACCTTTACATGCCTATGGTACGTCCGGCCCACCTCAACGCCATCTTTGAGCACAATATCCGCACGCCGACACTGCAGGATGTTGTACGGCGGAATAACCTCGATTTTGTGTTCGTGTCGTTCGGTAAAAGCCATTAGGATAATCCAGAGGATGAAACAGGTTTAGGCATAGTTTTGAGCCGTTGCGGGCTGTTAATTATGCAACTCTATAAGTAATGTGCACGTAAAGTTGAGTACCTGCCTTAAAAGCACCTGCACTATTTGCATATTCAGTACCGCCGGTGTAAGTAAAAATCATTAACGAGGTAATTTCATCTACGTAATTTGAAAAATTAGCAACATCAAATCCACTATTTATAAGTCTAACTCTGTATGTTCCAGGGCAACGGCCCGCAGTATCCGTAAGATCTGCAGAAGAAAATGGCAGGGATAGTTGAAAAAGTCCCGTCGGACTACTTGCAGAGCTAATTTGTACACGCCCTTGTACCGAAACTAAATTTCCAATTTTAACGTATGCAAGTGTATCGTTATTGGGGTCTAAAGTATAGGATCCTGATGTAGAAGCAGACGCTGTTGTTACATGAATACCTTCTTCATAGTCATCCAGCAGTTCACTGGTCATACCAGACCCATCAGCAGTAGCACTAAAGTCAATGCCGCTGCCGCTTGCAAGCACTAAGTTGCCTGCAGCAATAGATAAATTACCTGTGCTGCCAACCGTAACCCGATCGGTTCCGCCCGTAACAACCTTGACTTCATCCGTTCCAAACACCAAACCGGTGTCGGCATCGCCGCCGGTGATGCCCGGTGTTGCAGTTGCGTTATCGCCGTCGATCCGAATAGCCATTAGACGATCACCCAGCGGCTGCCTGAAGGGATTGTAACCGTGGCGCCTGCATCAATTGTAATCGGACCAGCGCTCATTGCGTTTTTGTTCGCTGAAATCTCATAGTCATCGTTCACCGTCTGATCGTTCTCGAAGAAAACCTGGTCCGATCCACCGCCTTGGGCGCCACCGCCGACACTCGACCATGCAGTGCCGTTATGACCTTCAAACTGTGAGGTGTCAGTGTTAAACCGGATGTAACCGGTCAGGTTGGCAGGCGTTCCACCGTCAGCCGGGCGCTGCGCCTCAGTGCCATGCGGCAGTGCAACAGCGTCGGTTGCATTGATGTCAAGCGTGACTTCAGGCGTGCAATTGATGCCAACGCGATCTGTGCTGACATCGACGAAAAGCCGGTCAGTGTCAACGGTCAGATCCTGATCGCCAAAAGCTGCGCTGATCTTGGTGCCCGCAATCGCGGTGCCGTTCCAGACGCCGGAGGTAATCGTGCCAACGCTGGTCAGGCTTGAGTTGACAACGCCGCTACCAAGCGTGTCGGCAGTCAGAACAGACGTACCAGCGATGCGATATTCTTTGCCGCTGGCAATGTTGACGTGCTCGCTAAACGTCCACGCATCAGTGGCATCGATCCAATTGATCGTCTTGTCGGTGGTGCCCTTCAGCGTGATGCCGCCGCCGTCTGCTGTTGCGTCGCTTGGCGTCGTGACAACGCCCATCTCAATGTTTTTATCCTCGACAAGCAGTGTCTGAGTGTCAATGGTTGTTGTCGTTCCGTTGACGGTCAGATCGCCTTCGATCGTTACGTTGTTATCAAACGTCGCGGCGCTTGTAACGTCGAGCGTGCCAGGCACGTCGATGTTGCTGGCCCATTCAACGCCGGTACCTGCTGCGTCAGTTTGCAGCAACTGACGGGCTGTGCCGTCTTGCAGTTTGCTGACCGCAATCTCAGCAGACGCCGAGATCTCTACGTTGGTAATTGAACCGTTGGAAATAGCGTCCGCACCAACGGAGCCTGTCGCTAACTTTGCTGACGTAACAGCGTCGTTGGCGATGTCTGCGGTGGCGATCGGATATGCGCTTACGGAAAACCCTGGAATGTAAGCAAGCGAGTTCCACGCGGTTGAACCGTCGCCAATCTTGACTTTGTTTGTATCTGTCTCTACGCCAAACTCACCGCTAAGCAGTGTTGGGTTCGCGGATGTCCAGCCAGCAGCTGTGTCACGCCGCTGCTGCATCTGTACTTGTACAGTTGTAGCGGCCATTAACTAGCTCTGCGTAGCATTCAGTATAAGTGTAGCTGTTGCGGAATCAGTGCCGTTCAAGATAAACGGTGCCGTACCAGAGAAAACAAACTCGCTGAACGCTGTCTCTGCAGGCAAAATCGCTGGACCTCCATCCAAAATGAAGCTGATGAAGGTTCCTCGCAACAACCGCAGAGATACGGTCACGTTGTAGTGCAACCCTGTGTGTTCTTCTGTAGGAGTTTCGGCGTAGCGATACTCGCTGTCTGACTGCGCAACGGAGACGCCGCCCCAGATGGCCAATGGTGCGGTAAACGATCCGTGCGTTCCGCCAACGTCGTTGTAGTGATCGCGTATCTGCTGAACCTGGGTTTGGCTTAAGCCTCTGTAGGTCAGCTGCAGGTTTTGGCCATTGATGTAGTTTGAGTGCTTAAATCGAATTGGACCAGCGCCGAAAACGCTGTACTCACTAACATTTGCACGCCCTTGGTCGTAAGTTATTGAGTTCGGTACTAACGTCGGAAACGCCACGCTACACCTCGTAAGGCGGTATCAATTGTAATTCTACGGAGATTGTGATTGACCCTGGCTCGTAGGATACTTCAGGCGGAGCAGCATAAATCCACTGGTATCCGCTGGGAAAACTTAGACCTGACCCTTGTAATACAATGCTCGGTAGGTCAAACGGCTGGAACCTGTTGTTTACGCCGTAGTGCTTGAATATCTCGTCTTGTTGCTCAGCCGTGGAGCTAATAAAAGTCATGCGGAGTGTATGGTTTACAGCGGCATTGGTACGCCGGACGCTGACTTCGTCTCCATTAAGAGTTTGAGCCTGAATTGCTGCATACGATCCAGGTGTGTATGAACGGCTTTGTGGGTTGTAAGAAGGAAAATCAGACATTAGTAAACACACCCAACTGAGTAATTCCAGGCAGTGCCACCAGTAGGAGCATAGACAGTAACGGTGATGTAAGGATCAGCGCTTGTCTTGGTGACTGATACAGTCACGTTTGTGCCGCTCACAAAACCTGTGTCGTAACTCGCTGCTCCCGAGATGACGAAACGATCTTGAATCGTGTAAGCCGTCCAGGTGAAGTCGAACGTCCCAAGGCCAGTGCCGACGTTAATAACCTTTGTAAAGGTGCCTTGGTTGCCTGCATCACCACCGCCGGGGCAATCAATGATCTCGTCAAATATGTCAACAGTGTCGGAGTCAACGCAAACTCCGTAACCACTTGCGTAAGCCGGATCAGGGCAGCAACCTTCTGCATAAACACGAACACCTGCCTGCTGGGCTGTAGTGCTGACGATGTAGGGCTCTGCAACACCTTGAGCGACTTGTGTTCTTTCGCCTGTGTTGATGTCGATCAAGTACCAAGTGATCCTTGCGTTCGGGCAACCTGGATTGAAAGTTAGAGTATCGCCAGCCGTTGGTGTTCCGCTGTAGCCCTGAATTGAAGGCGTAATGGGTTCTTCAATAGGATCTGGCGGGTTATTGATACCGCCTGGATACGATGATTCTTCTGTTGGATCAGACGATCCAGAACCGCCATCAAAGTTCGGGCTGCTTGGGTCGCTTGGCTGTGGAAGGTTGTAATCCGTATCGCTAGAACTAGGCGCGTTAATAGGTACTGAAGTCGTCGTGCCAACAGTTGTCGTATCAGTAGAGCTGTTCACGTCACAGTCGAAAGCACCTTGACCGATAGAGATCGTTCCAGTTGGACCCGTGGCCGCGCTCACTTCGCGGGCGATCTTGCTTCGACCTTGCGAATCAATCGGGAAATGCGTTAGGTCATAGACCAGATAACTTTCCAGTGTCTTGTCGATGCGCTCAATTTCGTAAACGTAATCATGGAAAGAAATTTCACCAGCGGCGTTCTCACGGCGCAACCTGACCCGAACAATATCGCCAACGACCAGCAGACTGTTGTAGTTCTTCTCGCGGACCTTGATGCGCAAATGATGCGTCACATATTTCCGTGTCGCCAGTGCATACGCACCAACCTTTGCTGCGTGGTCTGATGTTGTGCAAAATCCGCTCAGGTCAATCTGAATGTATGGTCCGTTAGCTGCCTCGCCTGTGTAACGGACTTCCGTCGAGCGTACCAGGGAAAAATTGTTGCCCGCTTGTTGCTTCCACAGCACCGTAAAGCAAACAGGTGTTCTATCTTCGATGGCGATGTATTCAATCTCGAAGCCATCGGGAGTAATGTGGTCTTCGGTGAATGTGTAGGAAGGTGTGATCGTCGTCGTGTCGATCAGATGCGAAGCTGTAACGTACGGCAAACGTGGTCTCAAACCGAACTTGCCGTTGGTTTGCGTCAGGCGCAGTAGAAAGTTATACGAGGTGTCCTGAAGCCAATCCTGTAAATTCTGGCTATCAGAAAGCTGACCGTTAAAGAACAGACCATTCGCATCGGTAAACTTTGCCGCTGTAGTCAGTGCGGCTGTGTCGATTAGATCGTCACCTACACGCTCACTCTTCTCCAGCAGATACTTTGCAAGGTCAACAAAATTATCGGACGGACCAACGGTGCTGTCTACGAGTCGTGTTACTTGGATGCCGCTGCGAACAAAGATAAAAATTTGGCTGGACCATGTATTGTCACCTTCGCCAACGCTGCTTTCAAAACTGAACGTGGTCATATCGTCGTACGATCCACCCGTTCCAACAAAAGATGGCGTACTCCAAGTGCCGCTTGCTAAGAGCGTTATGTCATTTGTCGGGTTCCAGTTTCCGGCTCTGGCGTCATACGCTTGGTTTAGAGTTGTGCCTAATCTGCAGCTGCGCTGGAAAACGTCACGGACTTGCGTCTGACCAAGCTGGCCTTGACTTAAAACAAGCAGATATTTGTACTGAAGAGTTGTGTTGACAGCCTGGTTTGAGAAGTAGCCTTCGGTTGCCTTCGGTGCAATGAAAACACCGCCTTGCTCGACGGAATTAACCGTGCGACGACGGCCAAACACAATCGGGATTGGTTCACCTAGTTTTACCGACTCCTGGGATGCTTGCGGTGATAAACCGCCCAGTGCAGCAGCATCCTTCAGCTTGTTGACAGACAAGCCAGTCTGAGAAGACAGCAGAAATAAAGGATCGGTGAATTTGATCTTCATGCTCTAAGCGGAGCCCCGACAAGAAAGCTGTTGTACGTGCGCGGTGGAATCTGCGCTCCAATGGGCGCTAGTGCTGATCCTAACTCGATTTGCAGCGCCGTAAAATTACCGTTCATGTTGCGTACATAACCCACGAATTGACCGACGAGTGTCTGTCCAGTCTGCGGCGCTGTATTCCCTAATCTGTTGTCGAACTCGTAGACAGAGACTTCGCAAAGGCGGTTGAAGTAAGCAGCCCTCAAAAACTGCGTGATCACTTCGTCCGTGGCTGGAACGGTGATGTTCACGGTCGCTCCACCGATGGCGGAGCTTTCGGAGATGCCCTCAAATTCAAATGGGTAGTACTCGTAGTTCTTGCTGCTGACAGTGACCGTTGTGTTGAGGTAGTAGTTTTGCCAGAGTATGTGGTCGGAGCCGCCTGAGGTGTAAAGCCTCAGGTACTGCGCTTGCGCTCTGTTACTCATCAGCTCACACCGACATAACGACGACCGCCGTAGCTACGAGAAGCATTCTCACGCGCTCGACTAACCTCCGCCAAAGCCTTCTCCATATCGGCCATGCTTACATAATTTTGACCATTTTGCTGCATAACTGGACCTGTTTGAATGTTGATAGTGCCAGCAGTACTCCCGCCAGCATAGCGCGAATCAATTCCGCTTCTATAAGCGCCATTCAAATAAGTTGAAGCTGAAGGAGTTGGATTATTTCTTGCTGCTTGCGCCCGAGCCTCTTCAATTTTTTGAATGCGAGCAAGATTAGCATTACGCTTGTTCCTTTCATTTTGCAATTTATTCATTTCACTGACCATTGCCTCAGGGCTACGCCAGCCACCAGCCTTGCTTTGAACCTTCGCCATAATGTCTGGATCAATTGGGCCAGCAGTCGTGATTGTCTTTGTTGTGACTTCACCTAACTTGCCTGTAGCCGAAGCATTTGCGCCTTTCTGCATGTTCTGCGCATAACGAGCCGCTTCATCCGCTGCATTGCCTGTGTTTTTTGCAACTAAGTTTTGCTGATATGCAAGCTCAGCCGCAAGATTTTTAGATTTCAAGGCATATTGCGCTTGTTGCGCTTGCTCTTTTGCGATCTTCCTTGATGTAAGTAATAGCGAGGAGCTAAATGCAACCTCCTCTTGTACTAAACGCAAGGATTCTTCGTGATGTTCATTCGCGATTCCTGCGGCTTTTGCTCTCGCAACTTCTGTACGAACAGCCTTTTCTTTTGCTTTGACTTCTTCGTAAGCAAGCTCAACCTTTCGAAGTTGAAGCTTGATGGTTGCAAGCGCTGATTCGTATTCAAGCTTGGCGGCTTGCTGCTGCAGCTTTCTAAGCAGTTTTGATAAATAAATACGCTCCTCATCAGTTTTTGCGTTGTCAAGGTTATATTTCAACTGCTCTTGAATCAAACTGTTTAGCTCTAATTGAGACTTGATCTGCTCCTGCTTAAGATCACCTTGCAGGCTCTCCCAGTCAGAACGCGCAGAAAATTGCCTTTGAATTTCTGAGGTTTGTTTTTTGATCTCATCTGTAACTGCTCTCTGCGCTTCTTTCAAGGCTTTCGCCTCTTCTCTTAAGCGTTTTTGAGCCTCTTTTGCGTTTTCAATCTTGTCCGGCATCGCGCTAAACTGATCAACCGTTTTAGCGGCTTCAGCTGTAACCTCTTTTTGTTTGGTGGCAAATTCGCCCACCTTATCTGTCGTCAGGCCAAGATGATTAAGCAGTCTTCCGACATTATCAGCAATAAACCTAAAAACTGGATTATCTGCCATCTCCCTGAGTTTATTGACAACGAAGCCGAGAACTTCGGACATCTTGCCAATTACGGCGATAGAAAATTCCAGTGATTTTATGAAGGTGCCTTGAATAACGACAACCAATGCTTTGATGTCAACTTGGCTAAATGCCTGCTTCAACGCATCCGTCAGCGGTTTAACCGCTTCCGTAAGTTTTGGCAGGATTACGCCGCCAAGGTAATCCCACCAGTCACCGATTTCATTTGACGCCCAAGTAATAGCCTCAATGCTTTTTAAAATAATCGGGCCAAAGGCTTGACCGATTGAATTAAACAAGCGATCAGAAACCTGAGCTAAACCTTTCTGTGCTTTTTGTTGTTCATTTAACTTGTCTCCGAAATTGTCTGATGCTTCTGCAGCTTCTGACAATGCCTTATAAATAACTTCACTCGTAAGCGCGCCTTCCTGTCCCAATGAGCGGACTTCAGCCGCACTACGGCCCATACTTGTAGCAATCTTCTGTGCCAGGTTCGGCATACGCTCAAGAATTGAGCGCAATTCATCGCCTTGCAACTTGCCACTGCCAAGAGCTTGGCTTAATTGGACAAAGGCTCCTGCAGCATCTTCAGCAGATGTTCCAGACTCCATCGCAATTGCATTAAAGCCATCATAAATTTGACTTGTTTCCTTCAAGCCAAAACCAAGACCTTTAAGCCTTGACAAGGTATCGGCAATTGCAACCGTAGCTTCTGTTTGACTAATCCCAAACTTTGCCGAAGAATTAGCAGCAACTGCCATCGCTGCATTAAACTCTTCGGTGCTTGAAGTAAAATTCCTCAGCTTTTGCTCTGCTGCACCGCGAGTAAAAGCAACATCCAAGCCTTTCTTTAAGGTTGCGACGGCAGTCGTGATCGTCAAGATCGGACCCAGTGCCGACTGAATCGCAGCTCCTAAACCTTTTGCCCCTGTACCAGCCGCATCAAGACCAGTTTTAGCTGCTTGACCTGCGGTTCTTGCTTCTCTTAATGTTTTCTGATAAGCGTCAATTTGTTTTTGAGCTTTTTGATACAAAGCTCCACCAAGTTTAACTTTTTGCTGGACAGCCTGAAGCGCAGCTATTTGAGACCTAATAGCTCCTTCGGTGTTTGCGACCTTTGCAGCAAAGACTGCTTGTACTGTTGAAGCTTTTGCCCAAGCACTATTTGTGCCCTTCGCGCTAGCTTGTGCGCCTTTTGCCGCCTGGCCTACGCGATCAATCGCACGCCGCAATGCATCCGCGTTTTGAATGGCATTCCTAGCATCAAAATTGATGCCTACATTTGCGACGACACCCACGGCAGGCAGCTCAACCTATCGCGAGTCTATCGCCGCCGCGCTTTCTTTATCGATTCTTCTTCCTCTTGGAACTCCACTTCATAGAGCGCTGCCCAAAGCTGCACCTCTTCGCGTGTAATCCTTTGCGTCAAGTCTGACAGCGTATAGCCTAGGTCGCGAGATATACGCATCAAAAGCCTTAGCGAATAATCATTCTTGACGCATCTGGTTAGTTTTTTGCTTCTTCCTCCGTCACGTCACGATCGCCCGTAAGCAAAGCGAGCATCAATGCTTGCAAGTCTTCGTCTCGTACCTCGTTCTTCAATTCAGCGATCTCGCCGGCGCTAAACATGCGCTGACCGTTTTCGTCTTGCGCTTTATTGATCAAAAGCTGCAGGGCAAATGCATTAGCATCGTCGCTGCCTGCATCCTTTTGTGCTTTTTCACGCTCTGCCATCGTAAGCGGAGTGCTGTAAAACACAAATTCGCCGCCGTCGGTCAATGTAACAGTACGCCTAACCGGCACGAGATTCGCGGCTTTTTTCAGACGATCAAGCGCACGACGCCCGACGCTAGAAGCTGGCATGAATTTTTGAATAACTGAACGAATAATATACGCAAAAAAACCCCCGACGCAAGTCGGAGGTTTTGTCTTTACGTTTCGACTCAGGACTTGCTGAAGTCGAAGGAAGGAGCAGCAGCAGGACGGAATGAAACCTCAACCATCTGAGCGTCGTCAGGGTTGACGGTGAAACTAGCGCTCAACAACACAGCTTCCATTGAAATCGAGCGGCTGGCAGTGTCATCGACAGAGCCACTGCTAACAACGCGGTCAATGTAAAGCTTGAAGTTGACGCCGGTCTGCTGACGCTGAATCACGTCTTCGACAAGACGGCTTGCGATGTTGGTGTCATCATCGGTGACATAAACGCTTGCCGAGCCTTCACCATCAGCAAAACCAGTGATGTAGGTTTTGAATGGTGCATACTGACCAAGAGTTTGACCGATTGAAGTAACGTCGATCTCGTCGCGAGTGATTTCAAAGTTCCAATCACGGACGTTACCAACAGCCTCAAAGCTGGTGTAGGTAATGCTTGCGAAGGAACTGCCAAATCCCGAAGGTGCGGCAGTTGCTGTTTCAGCTGAACCACCTTCAGTGCTGCTAACGGTCATCACGCCAGTTGCGGCGTCATAGGTCAGCACGTAGTAATCACCAGCAGCAATCGCGCCGGTAGTGGTTGCGCCAGAAGGATAGGCAAGAGTCACAGGATCGTTGACCTGAAACCCTAGATAAGCACCAACGGTGATATCACTGCCAGTCGAAGGAAAGGCAGAAGCGGTCAGCGTGGTGACAGAAGTGCCAGCAGGCTTGTAATAAAGAGCGCCGGACGTACCGGACAGAACAGTAGCCATGATGTTTGAACGGTAGTGGCTTCGCTCTATTCTAAATAGGCTTCAAACGATACGGATAGACGAGTTTGAAAATACGCTTCTGGGGCTGGCGCTTCAACCTGAGCCGGTCCTGATGCTGGATCGAAAATAATTCCGCTAACTGTTTGCCGATCGAATAAATCCTTCAATCGCTCAGCAATGGTGAAATTTGCTCCTGCGCCAACACCGAGTGGAGAAAAGACATTGATCAGCAAAACACCGTTCTGCTTATTCATGCCAGTGGCAGGCGCTTGCAGCGTGGCGTAATTGTTATCGCCAAACTGAACAAATACTTGCACCCATGGAAGATTATTCGGCGGTGTGAATGGGACGTTCTGATAGCTCACAGGATAAACCGGAGCGCTTGCCATTTCAGTGGCGATACGACCTTCAATAGCCGCACGAATGTCGTTGTAGCTACTTGTCATGACTGCCTCCCGATAATCGTTGCATTGGCTTGAATAAAGTCTTTCATATCTTTAGCAATGACCAAAGGGTAGCCTACTTCAATTTGATTACCCTTAGAACGCCATCGACCTTGCCAGGAGCGCGGCAAATTGCTACCCATCAGCACGGGTTCAGCGTATGGCAAGTTATTGTGAACGCTGTAGATGTTGCCGATTTTTTCTTTCTCGTACCCGATGCGTAAAGGATTAGACGGTGCTGGATACGATGCAGAACCAGCAGGAGCACCGGCGTATGGCGCGGCATTTTGACCGATAGCCCAGCTGACACGCAAGCGTCCTGTGTCAACCGGACTAGCCTGTTTCAGGCGGCTATCAGCTTCTAGAACTGTGACGTTGAGAAGCTTGTTGAATTGATCTTCGCAATAATCTGCGATTTCGTTAAACTTGATGATTCGCGCCATCTTAGGACCTCAAGAAAAGAATGAAAACAATTGCTGTATTGTCTTGCTCGACCGTCTCAACCTGAATAACTTGATGGGTTACATTTTGGATGATAATTCGATCTTCAGTGCTGGGCACGGAGGAAATTGAAGACGCTGCGATCGTTAGCTTTTTGTCGTCTGCCTGAACTAGATCATTAACCTCTCTGGCGTTGAC